AAGTTTTGACGGTGTTGTTACAGGAAGTTTAACTTTCCAAGGTACTGGTACATTAGCGTATACTGCTGTAGTATAATATAATATGTTAAAAATAAGTGTCAATAGCAGGATTATTCCGTTTTTTAGAAGGCTTAAATTATCAACTTCTAAACGGCTTGCTATTGACATTTTTAAAGGTGTAAAGAAGTTAACTCCTGTAGATACAGGAAGAGCAAAACGAGGATGGAGATTACTCCGTAGGCGTTTTGGAATGATAGTAATTAACAATGTCCCTTATATAAACAATTTAGATCAGGGATCCAGCAAAAAAGCTCCAAGAGGGATGACAAAACCAACTCTTGAGCGATTAAATACAAGGAACAGAGTAAGATGACAAACAATCCAGTACTAGCAAAAGCAGTAGAACATTTTAAAAGTAGAGAAAATGATCTTAAAGAATTATATGTATCTGAATGGGATACTACAGTTTATTACAGAGATAAAGGCAGTTTCAAAGACCAAAGTGCAATTATGCAATTACACCAACAAGGTAAAGTAGTTGAGGCACTGGTAGAAACCATTATTGTCAAGGCTTTAGATGCAACAGGTAAAAAAATGTTTCAACCCGCAGAGCGTGTGGTGTTGTTAAATTCAGTTGACCCGACTGTATTAGTTGCGATTGCAACAGAGTTAAATAAAGTTGAAGATGACTACAACCTAGATGACACAGTAAAAAACTAAGGGAAGATCCAGATTTACGCACAATGTGTTTTCTGGGTCAAAAACTAAAAAAAAGCCTAGATGAAATAGGTGAACTGAGCACAGCAGAAGTTTTTATTTGGTTAGCTCATTTCAAACTAGAAGCAGAGGAGGCCAAGCGTAATGGAACAAACCGTAAAAGTTAATCTTGATACCAGAGAATTTGATAAAGGTATAAAGAAGATGAATTCAGGGTTTGGTGGCCTAGCATCAACAATTGGTGCGGCAGTCGCAGCACTTGGAAGTTTTCAAATTGGAAAAAGTTTACTAAACACCGCAAGAGATATTGAGAACTTAGAGTTTCAGTTAAGAGCCTTAACAGGAAGTACAACTGAAGCATCAAGAGCAATGGAAATACTTAAAGACTTTGCAAGCACGGTTCCGTTTGAACTTGGAGAAATCCAAAAGGCTGCTCCAGCACTATTAAGTGTTGCACAAAACACAGAAGAACTTAATCAAATACTGTCTATAACTGCTGACATTGCTGCGGCAAGTGGACTTAGTTTCCAAGAAGCAGGACTACAATTACAGAGAACATTTAGTGCAGGAATTGGCGCCGCTGATTTATTCAGGGAAAAGGGTGTTAAGTCAATGTTGGGCTTCCAAGAAGGAGTTCAGTATACTGCCAAGCAATCCAAAGACTTAATTATGAATGGATTTGCTGATAGTACTATAGCTATTGCTGGAAGTGCTGAAAAGATGGCTCAGACCTTTGATGGTCAAATCAGTATGATTATGGATAAGTTTGATCTGTTCAAAAAAGCGGTAATGGATAGTGGTCCATTTGAAGCACTAAAAGGAGCAGTAACACTAGTTAATGATCAATTAGAAGCACAGTTTGGTAATATGGAAAAAGCAGCTCAACAGATTGGTAAAGCAATAGTTCAAGCAACTTTTGATGTACTATTATTTGGTGCAAAAGTTATGGATGGGTTAAAGCCAACATTTGACTTTGTTGGAAAAAGTGTAGCTCATATTGTAAACTTTGCTGAAGGTATGCCTGGTTACATCAAGGCACTAGGTATTATTGGATTTTTAATGCTTGGTATAAAAGGTAAGGCAGTGGTCCTTATTGTTGCTGGTGTGTTTAAGCCTATAATGCGAATGATTAATGATTTACAGGCTTTAACAGGAAAAGCAGCTCAAGGATTAGCAAATTTCTTTAAGGCATTAGGTACAACTGCTACTGCAAGACACTTTCAGAAAAACGCTGATGCTATAGCAATAAGTGTTGAAGAATTTAATCAGAAGATGCGATTAACACCGGATTTAAGTGACGCTTTTGAACACGGGCTTAACAGTAATAGTATGGCGTTTGAAGGCTTAGGTATTACAATGGAAAATGCTACTGGTGAAATGGGTGCATATGAGAAAGCCTTACGCAAAAATACCACAGCGTTAGATAATCAGATTACAAAAGTAAAACTGTTAGACGAAACACAAAAGAAAATAGATGCTGCTAAACCTCTGATGCAAAAAGAAGAACAAGTTGATCCAAAAGAAGTAAAGTTAGCGGCTAAAGCTGCAGAGGCATTACAATCTAAGTTCGTGGCGTTACAAGAAAGTTTAATGGCCGAGAACGAATTAGAACAAATGGAATATACTAAAAAATTAGATTTACTTAATGAATATTATGCTGGTAGAACAATGTTTGATCAGAACTATTTGGCATTAAGAGAAGAACTTGAATCCCGACACCAAAAGAATATGGAAGCAATTACTAAAAAAGAAGTTACTGACCAAGTTGATATATTTAAAAGCGGACAATTTCAAAACTTAAAACTAGCAGAAATGTCCGGTGATCAACAAAAGTCTTTTGCAATGCAAACTGGTGCTGCTGTTTTAAACGAAATGGGCAAAACTAATAAAGCGGCTTTTAAAGCAGCCAAAGCTATGAATATTGCGTTAGCAATTATGAACACTGCTGCTGGTATAACTGAAGCTTTTAAATTACCATTTCCGATGAACTTTATAGTAGCTGGAATAGTTGGAGTCGCAGGAGCAATGCAAATTGCTGCTATATCCAGCCAACAGTATCAAGGTAAAAAGACAGGTGGATTGGTTCAAGGTAACAGTCCATATATGGTTGGTGAAGCTGGACCAGAAATGTTTATGCCAAGTCAAACAGGAACAATAATTCCAAATGGTAATTTAGGTGGCGGTGGCGGTGAAGTAACAGTAAACTTTAATATCGAAGCCTTAGATGCTACAGGAGTTGACCAACTTATAATGGAGCGTAGAGGCTTAATAACAAATATAATAAGAGAAGCAACACAAGCAAACGGACAGAGGAGTATGGTTTAATGGCAGGAACATTACCAACCACACCAAGTTTTACCACACTAAACTTGCGTAGCAACAGTGCTACACAAACAACAAGAACAGTTAACGGCAGAACTATTAGTCGTAGTAGAGACACACAGTTTTGGAGTTTTGTAGCCAGTTACCCTCCAATGAGAAGAGCCCAAGTAGGTCCTTTGATGAGTTTTATTGTGTCACAAAACGGACAGTTTGAAAGATTTACAGCAATTTTACCAGGGTATAGCACAACTGCTGGTGCATTAACAAGTGCAAATCCTATAACAACGCAAAGTGAAACAGTTGCAGGTTTAAGCACAATGACAATTATAACTCCTGGAAGCGGAAGTACAAATATATCAGGTGCTCTTAAAGCAGGCGACTTAATTAAGTTCCAAAATCATACTAAAGTTTATATGGTTAAAGATGATGTTAGTATATCAAGTGGAACTGCAACACTAAACTTTATGCCAGGCTTAGTTGATACTGTTCCTGCAGGTAATGGAGTTGATTTCATTGATGTTGAAATGACTTGTAGGTTAAGTAATGATGCACAAGAGTTTACAACAAGGGTTGATGATTTACGGCGTTATGAACTAGATGTAATTGAGGATTTATAATGGCAAGAGGACTTAGCTCTACAATAAAGAATATATTGTCAAGTGATAACTTTATTTACACTGATATTTTAGAACTGCATTTTCCAACTCCGTTCTTTTTTATTGATGGTCCACACGATATGACAATAACCACTCCTACAAGCAGTGGTGCAAAATTATATGAAGCAACAGGCGAATGGCTTGGTTATAATAATGTTAGTGAAACTGGTCAGCCACGAATACAAACAGTAACCATTGCACTAAGCGGTATTAATAATACCTTTACAAATCTCTTTTTAAATAATTCATATGTTAATACTCGTGCAGTAATATACCGTATATTTGTTAATGCTAATCATGTTATTCAAGGATCACCTGTTATGATTTGGGATAGCGAAATAACCAGTTATACTATTACAGACAGTGAAAAAACAACCCAAGTAGATGTTAAGACCAGTAGTGTGTTTTTTGATTTTGAAAAAACAAGAGGTCGTAGAACAAACAATCCAAGTCAGCAGGCATTTCATCCTGGAGATAACGGATTTGAATTTGCAACCGTTGATACAAAAGATATCAGATGGGGAAAGAAGGTATAGACTATGGGTATTTTTAGCGGTATAAAGAAGTTTTTTAAGAAAGTTATTAAAGGCATAGTCGATGTAGTTAAAGCCATCGTCAATGTAGTAGTTGATGCAGTAAGTTTCTTAACAGGTGGAATGTTTGATATGCCTGATATGGGCAATATGAACAATGCACAACAAGAAGCCCAAAGCGTGTTATTAAACAAGACTGGAAGTTTATCAAACATTCCAGTTATATACGGCACTCGTAAAGTAGGCGGATTTAATGTGTTTATGACCACAAAAGGTGGGCGTAATGAGAATTTATATATATGTCTTGTACTAGGTGAAGGTGAAATTGCAGGAATTGATGATATCTTTATTGATGGTGTATTAAGCACAGATACACGATATAACGGTTTAGTTAGTGTAAACAAAGTAACAGGAACACTTACTCAGGGAGCTAATGCACTATTGCTTGAAGCACCTGGATGGTCAGCAACACACAGATTAAGAGGTGTGTCGTATTTGGCGTGTAAATTCACAATGCCACATGCTACTACACAAGCACAACAAGATGCAAATCCGTGGGGTGGATTACCTCAAATACAAGCATTAGTTCGTGGTAAAAAGGTTAAAAGTGCAGCCGGATTAACAAACAGTCACACTACCACATACGACAACGAAACAGGACAAATTTACAGTAATAATCCAGCAGATATTATTTTAGATTATTTAAGAAATCCTATATATGGAGCAGCCTTAACAAATGATCGTATTGACTTTCCAAGTTTTAGTATTGCAAGAGCCAGATATGCAACTTATGTAACATACCAAGATGGAACCACAGGTCCACTGCACGAGATTAATGCAGTTATTGATACTGCGGCAACCACAATGGATAATATAAAAAAATTACTTAACCACTGTAGAAGTGGTATGCCATATGTGCAAGGTAGATTTAAACTTAAATTACAAGACACAGGTAACGAAACAAATCCACAAAATCCTTTACCAACACCAGCGTTTGCTATTACAACAGATCAATTAATGGATGGTCTTGAAATTGTAGATGGTGGAGTGAGAGACCAAGCAAACCAAGTTCGTGTAAGTTATATTGACCCAAGCAACAATGACTGGACTCCACTAGAATGTATCTATCCAACTCCTGGTAGTGCTAGAGATGCAACAATGTTAGCAGAAGATGATGGTGTAAGAATTACTAAAGATATTACACTTGATTATTGTACTAACAGAAATATTGCAGGTTATTTGGCTCAGATGATATGCGAAAATGAACGAGGAAGAAAAACATTAGGTATTGTCACAACAAGTGAATTGCATGATGTTGAAGTTGGCGATGTTGTAACATTAACATATCCAAGACTAGGAATTAATGGTCTTTATTATAAAGTAGTAAGTCACGATATATTAACAAATTACACAGTAGCCTTAGGCTTAGTAGAACACAATGCTCAAGATTATGTTTTTAACAATGATAATGTAACGCTTGGTAACAGCAGACAAAGACAGTATGTGGGTAATAGACCTTCATACAATTATAGATATAATGGTGATGATGGAACCTGGGGTATTGAACCAGTAACACCAGATCCAAATCAACCAAGTATCCCAAATGACAATCCAACTCAACCAACTGCCGCAGAATATAATATTAGTAGTATGACAGTACTTTCTAGACTGGATAGACCAAACATTCAATTAGAAACGGTACAGATTGATATGATTATTCCAACTTGGTTAGTTGATAGTGCAACACGAATTGATGTTCAAATGTTTTCTAAGAGCAACGGGGGACTTCAACCGTATATTTTTCCTCCGCGTCCTTTTATGTTTGACAATATTATAACCTTAAATCCAGCTGTGTCACAGATTTCTGATAATGGTGCAGGAGGTGGAACATATAGAGCAGTAGTTAATTTAGAAATCGTAAATGGATTTGGCGTCTCTTATCGTATTAGTGCAACAGTAAATAGCGGGACTATAAATTCTGCAAACTTTAGTTTTACAAGTGCAGGTTCTAAGTTTTTACCTCCAAGTTTAGGATTTTTTGGTATATGATTAATAAACAGTTATACATAGAAGGTACAGTTAAATGGCAGAAGTAAGTACAAGAACATATGATTGGCAAGACTTAGCGGATGATAGTGTAACTTGGGGTGGTACAAATAGTTGGGTACAATGGACAGGTAACGGAACTACAATAAATGGTAGCACAGGTTTTGCAGATCTTGTGTTTACAAGTAGTGCAAACGATTTTGGTGTAAGTAGATTGTTTTATGCGTTGATAGATGCAGAATCAATAGGCACACACACAATTAAGTTATTGATAAGTGATGACAATGTAAGTTACACAGAAGTAACACCAAATAGCCATACTGCTCGTTATGTAAAAGTAAAGATAACAGTGGTAAACGCAAGTGTAACCGCACAGTTAGATGCCTTTGACGCACAGTTTTATTTTGATCCTATTGTAGAAATATTTGATGATCTATCAATAAGTGCAAGTGGAACAGCGTTACCTAAAGCACGAACATATGGTATCTTAACAGGTATATCAAGTAGTAGTGCTAAAAATATTCAAGTAGTGCTAACAGATGAAACTGCAAGTGCACCAGTGGTAACTGCTTTCAATATGGACACTTGGGGCAGAGTAGCCACTGCAACAACTGCTACAGTAACACTTACAGGTATGCCTGGCATAACAACTGACAGTTTGGGCAATATTGTAGTAGCATAAATATTATAAAGGAACAAGTCAATGACTGACGAAGAGCGTCTAGTAAGATTAGAAACAGAAATAGTAAACTTGAGAGACACTCAAATGAAGCAGATGAACGAAAACATCAAGGACCTTGAA